CTATGCTTTCTGGGCTAGGATATTATCCAGAACATCGGCAGCTGTTTCATCTGATTTCTTAAGGCTGTGTGCGTATATATTCATTGTGGTGCTGGTCTGGGCATGTCCTAACCGGGCAGATACCGTCTTTACATCTACATTCTGTGAGATGAGAAGAGTAGCGGCAGTATGCCTGAGACCGTGAAAAGGAATGTTCGGAAGTTTTAAGGATTCTTCTTCAACAGTAGAATTGTATTTCTCAATAATATCTTTAAAAGTATGGTAAGGTGTTGAAAGGCTCATCTGCTTGCCATTCCACTGGATAAAAATAAAATTTCTTTCCTGCCAATCATCACCGTATTCGCCTTGCCATTGATCACCTAATTTTACTTTAAGCTCTTTCTGTTCTGTCTTATATTTCTTAAGCAATTCAATAACTGATGCCGGCATTGTAATTGTTCTTTCTGAACTTTTGGTTTTCGGCTCCTTAGTTACCATTTCCTTACCGACTAAACAGGTTGACTTTGTAATGCTAATGGTCCGGTTCTTAAAGTCTATATCGTTCCAGGAAAGTGCTAAAACCTCACCGCGGCGTAATCCTCCATATAGTGATAGATTAAATAGAACCTTAAACTGTAAAGGTATTTCTCTTGTTTCATTATAGCTATCAACGTGATATTTCAGCCCAGTATCGTCTATTCTTTCGTGAGCCTTATATGAAGCTGTATAATCCATTTCAAGGGCATTTAGGAAGGTTATAGCTTGTTCGAGCGTAAAATTCTTAATGTCGGAGGATAATTTCTGTTGTTTAGGGACTGTAACACGGGTACAGGGGTTTGAATCTATGGCTTGCCACTTCATAGCGGTGTTTAATATGCTGCTAATAATTACATGAATTTTCTTAATAGTAGCTGGGCTATAGCCACAGGTTTTCTTATCCTGACGGACACCATCTTCAAGAAGGTTATTATAAAAGCTCTGCAGGTGTAAGGGTTGTATTTTAGAGAGTTTAAGATGGCCTATAGCCGGTAGTATTTTAGTATCTAGATTATGAACATACACATTGTAGGTAGAAGGTGTTATATTGACTTTAGCATATTCTTTAAGCCATTGTTCGGTAAATTCTTTAAAAGTTATCTTTTCACCTTTCAGATACTTACCATTCTTAACCCGTTCTTCAAAATTATATGCAAACTTCTCTAGAGCTTTCTGCTGCTGCCGTTCAGTCATATTTGTATCCGGAATAAAGGTAGTTTTTTCTCGGATTTTTTTACCGTTAACATCGTAACCAGCACTCACTGTGACGGTGTAGGTATTACCTCGCTTTTCAATTGAAGCCATTGGATTAGACATCCTTTCTTTATAATGGTTTGTGATTTAATATCCATTTTAGATTGATAATGGATGTATCTATGGTACTTTATATTAATGTTCTTAGGCCTAACTTTTTTCTTTTTTAGTATCATTTAAAACTTGCCCTAAATCAGTAAAGTATTCAGTCCTTTTACTTTTAACAAATTCAATATATCTCTTTATATCATCAATTTCGCTATCGTTTAGTCCTTCTTTTTTCAAATAATCATTTAAATTCTTTGCTTCACCTATTTGCTCATCTTCCAACCAAGTTATATCAAAATCATTATCTACAGCTATTTTATTAGATACTTCCTCACCAAAAGCCTTTGTTAATAATTTTCCTAATTTAACATCGTCTTTATGGATATCAAAATCACCTATAAATAAATAAGTAGTTAATTCGTCATAAGCTTCTTTATCATTCATTCCTAAAAGCAACCAGGCCTTAATATCCAGAGCATCAGAAATCTGTAAAAGAACTATATTAGGTATTTCAATTAATCCCTTTTCATACTTTCTGATAGAACTTTCAGTTTTATCAATTAACTCAGCCAATTGCCGCTGAGTAAGTTTTTTTTGTTTTCTATACATTTTAATTCTTTCACCTATTTTGGGATAATCAAAATATGTACTCATTTATAGTTCCCTCCAATTTTTTTACTTAGTATATCATAGGCGACAACTAAGGTCAATAAATGCGACAATAAATGTTAATTTAATTTTATAAAACTATTGACAACGACAATGAGTGCGATTATAATGTGATTAGAAAGCGACAATAAATGTCGGTGATGAAATGGAGGTGATTATATGAAAGTAGATTGTATTAAGTTAAATTTAGCCTTGGCGAAATCTTGCTTATCTATGACAGAATTATCAAAGCTTTCCGGAATTAATAAGGTTACATTAACAAGAATTAGAAAGGAAAGGCAGGAGCCAAAACCCAAAACAGTGGGTAAAATAGCAAAAGCACTAAATGTTGATGTTACCGAATTAATTGAAGAATAGGAAAGGAGTTATTAATGTCTGAAGAGGATAAAGAGTTACTGGAAGATTTAATGAGAGAGCAGAGAGAGGGGATGTGATGTAATGGCATTGGCTCGTATGAGAACCATCAAACAGTGTTATGATTACTTTCAAGCTAAAGATCCAGAAAGTAGCATTAGTGAATATTATCTACGATGCTTAGTAAAGCAAAATAAAATACCGGTTTTTCTATCTGGTCGTAAGCAACTTGTTAATATTGATACATTAATAGATTACCTAAATACTGAAATGGTACAGAATGATATGAAACCGCAAAAGGGTGGAAAAATAAGACCCATTACGGAGTAGAGCAGGTGATTACATGGCGGAACAATCTATTGGCTGGATAAAATTACATAGAGAATTAATGGATAAGGCCATATGGAAGTGTTCTACTTCGGAACAGAAAATTATCCTTATCACATTACTACTCATGGCAAATCATGAAGCAAATCAATGGGTTTGGCAAGGTAAAAAATACACAGTACAGCCTGGACAAGTTATTACCAGTTTGAAATCTATTGCCGACAAAGCAGGGCCAGGTATATCAATAAAGAATGTACGTACTGCTATAGAAAAATTTGAAAAACATGAATTTCTGACAAACAAGTCGACAAACAAAAATAGGCTTATAACCATTGTAAATTGGGGCTTTTATCAGGCTAAACCAGAAGAATTGGCAAACAACCCGGCAAGCAATCGGCAGGCAACTGGCAAGCAACCGGCAACTAACAAGAATGATAAGAATGATAAAGATATATATATTGATCATTTTAATACTTTTTACAAAGCTTATCCGAAGAAAGTTGGCAAGGCGGCGGCACTAAAATCCTTTTCCAAGCTTCCTGTTAGTGAATCAATGCTTAACGGTATGCTTTCAGCAATTGAAAAACAAAAGGGCACAAAGCAATGGCAGGACAATCAATTTATTCCTAATCCGGCAACCTGGCTGAATCAACGAAGGTGGGAAGATGAAGTGGAAACACAAGGTTATGGAGAAGAAAAAGTAACAATGACAGCCGATGGAGTATTTAAGTTTTAGATGTGGGGGTGATATTATTCCCGATAAATTTTTGGTTAGTATAAATGGACTCAGCAGTTTTAATGAAGAATTTAATAAAAAGGTTTGTGGTTATTCCATGTATGATCGTGAGTACCTACAGCAAGTAGTGAGTAAGCTGTTACAGATTAATCGTAAGGATATCATTCTAGCTTATAACGAATGGTATTTATTTTGGAATCTGGAACAGAATAAAGAGCTTAAAAGGGTGGCTGAGTGGTATGTTAAGGAGTGCGAAAAGAAGTATAGGGATTTAAATTCCACTGAAATGAAACCAGAAAGGAAGGTAATAAAGGAATGCACGAAGGAAGAACTCTTACTCCAGAAGAAGAAATTACTTTTAGAGAAAAAGCTCTTGATGCAGCAATCGAAGAGGTAGATAGAGAGTTGCAAAAAGTAGGAAGCTCTACTTATACAAAAGGTAGACCTACTAATAAGGTTGATTTGACAGTGATTGTTGGCAAGAAAGACATAGAAGCAAATGATAAAGCTAAATTTCTAACCCCTGTGAATATTACTGTTCATAAGAGAGATATGAGTCGTATTGTATATAGTGGTCTTAACCTGCTGGATAAGCGGATCATGGGATTTAATAAAGGTGAATTATCAGTATGGTCAGGATCTAACGGTTGTGGAAAAAGTAGTCTTTTATCACAATTAGCAATAGAAGCCATAAACAGTAATAATAAAGTGGCTCTCTATAGTGGAGAATTAAGGGCTGACAGGGTATTAAACTGGCTACATCTTCAATGTGCTGGTAAAAGAAATGCGATAGGAACGCAATATGAAAATTATTACATAGTATCGGAAGAAATCAGAGATAGGATAAACCGGTGGTTAGAAGGAAAGCTTTATATTTACAATAATGAATATAGCTCTAAGGTTGAAGCAGTTGTCATGGCTGTAAAAGAATGTATAGAGCAGAGTAATATAGATGTGGTAATCATTGACAATCTCATGAGTTTGGATCTGACTTCGGTAACAGGGGAAAGATATGAAAAGCAAACTAGCCTGGTGCTGGCATTGACTGAATTATGTAAGATAAAAAATGTAGTTATACATTTTATCACCCATCCAAGAAAGACAATGACCTTTCTAAGAAAAAATGATATTTCAGGAACAGCAGATATAACTAATGCAGCTGATAATGTATTTTTAGTACATAGGTGTAATACAGATTTTAAGAGAAGTATTAAAGAATACCTTGGTATCAAAGATGATAATTCACTTTTGAGATATGACAATGTAATAGAGGTTTGTAAAAACCGTGACCTGGGTATTAGTGATGAATTCATAGGGCTGTATTTTGAGAAAGAAAGCAAGCGATTCTTAAATACACCTAATGAAATAAAACATTATAAGTGGGAGGAGGATAAAGACGGATTCATAACCAATATAACCGATGAAAGAGTACCGTTTAACTAAGAAAGGAGAACTATATGGTGATTTATTCACAGAACAGACAGAAAGTATTTAACGCAAGCAGGAAGAGCATAATGGTAGAGGATAATAAGGTAGTTTCAGGCATTAGAATTAAAGAAACCCTTGGGGAATATCAGGAGGATAAAAGGGCAGTGGAAGTTTTACATGAGATATTCCAATGCATAAGAAATAGAAAAGGCAGTTATGTTATGCCGGTTGAATAAGGAGAAGAATATTGAAGAAATATTATTGTGATATTTGTGGTAAAGAATTGAGTGAGAAAGAGGTAATCAAACTGGCACCTATGGGTTTTGATTTCCGGAACTATTTAAAGGTATCAAGGGATGTAAAAGAAATTGGACTTGAATTTGATACTTGTGAATCCTGTTTGCCGGAGTTTTATGAAACTCTTAAGCTGGCACTGAAAACAAAAAGCCAACGTCTAGCGGCAACTAGCATTGGCAATAATTAAGGTGAAAACTATAAACATTGGTTGTATTATAACATGAATATGACCGGGCCGCAAGTGAAAGTGAGGGTATTTTATGAATTATCCGTTAGACGTAGAAGTTTGCGTTAGGGCATTTAATGAATTAGAAGGGAATAAAGAAAAGAGTATAAAATTTTTAAGGGCAGTTGTTTCAATATTAAATGATATATACGAGGATGGATTAGTTAATTTATTGCCAGAGTCTCCTTATTTGATGTTTCATGAAAAAGAATTAAAAAAATGCTTTCGTGTGAATTATGAAAATTTTTTAGTACAAGCAAAAGATGCATATAGGCAGGGGCAGGAAGACAGCGTTAGAAATGATACTCGTGTTATGCCAAAATGTATCATCAATTAGTTAACAAAGGGAGGATTATCTATGCTTAACAAGAACTTTACTAAATTTGTACAGAATAGTTGCAGTGATGTAGTGACTCAGGATGCAGAATATATGGAACTGCAGCGTAAGTTGGTTCAGGCTGAAGAGGATAATGATTTAGAAGCTCAGGAGGAATACAACAGCAGAATGGAAGTAAGGGCTGAGGAAGTATGCTTTACTGCAGGATGGAACGCAGCTATACAATTTTGCATAAAAGGTGCAGCCATCTAGTTGATAGAATTAACGTGGTTACTGCGTAAAAATATGTAGTAACCACAGGGAGAAAGCCGTATGTATTGTGTTATTCAAGAAATAGAAACAAAGAAATCTAATAATAACGGGCATCCTAAAGAACTAATATCTAAATTTATGGAAATGTCTATGAATGGGAAGGATATAAGCCACTATTATTATGGTTATAGTCAAGAGCGCTTTGACCGGCCCATTAAAAAAGCATACAAAGTAAGTATACACATGAGTTATCGGGAAAATGGAAAGGTTAGAAAGAACCAGTATGTCCTTTGTACAGTAAGATATTATGATATTGCAGACGGATGGTTCACTATATACGATTACTGCGAACGAAAAATTACTGCTCTTTGTGAACGGATCAACATCGAAGAAGAGACTATTTATAATCTTGTGGATGCTAAAATTAATCCGTTAGTTGAATCAATTCAAAATGAATTTGAAATGACGGAAGAATTTAAAGCTAGCCAGGAACACGGCCGTATCACAACTATTTATGCAGCTAAAAAGACAGAGTTTAATGCAAAATATGGCTATTCAGATTATACATATGATCAGATATATGATGTCTTTGGCAATTTGATGAATAAAGAGAAACTCGAAGAGATAAAGGCAGCACACAAGTATCGTAAAGAATATGAGGAAAAGAGCCGTAGTTATCAAGAAAAGTCCTATAGTAACTACAGTAAATTTTACTCTGATAGCTCTGGTAGTTACTTTGAATCTAATCATAGTAACCACGGTGACGGGGATAAAGAAACACTTAAGCAATTCTACAGGGTTTTGTCTAAGAAGTTTCATCCTGATTCTAATCCGGATAAAGATACCTCAAAAGAAATGAAACTATTAAATACACTCAAAACTGAGTGGGGCTTATAAGAGAAGGGATGTCTGTGGAAATTAATAATGATTTTCTCATGGTAAATAAGGAGCAAATTATAACAGAATTAAAAGAGTATTACGAAACATCAATTGATCTATGTGGTATAGATGATGATATCAACACAATACCGGCTAAAGCCCTTTATGAAAAAGCGTGTGTTGATATTCTATCCTGCAAGGATGAGATTAAAGAGTATTATGACTTAAAATACTATTGTGACAGTATGTTAGATGAATCGGTAACAAAGACTAATAAAAGGTCCATATTCGAAGTTGTAAAATAGTAAGGAGGGATTGTTATATCTGTTATAGTAAGAGTGTCATACACGGAAGAAAATGAGTTGCAGCAAGTCTTAACTTTGCTTAGACCGGTTACCCAAAGACATAAGAAAAGCAAAGATAAAAAAGGAGAACATATGAATGCCTACATATACTTGAGTGAGGGGAAAATCTTGTAAAATCAAGGGTTATATGGTATAATGGTAATAGAATAAATAAAGATTAAGTACCCCAATGACTTGCAACATTGGAAGTCTTATTTTTAGACGTGGGAATGACATTTCATCAATTAGATGATTTGTTGTTCCTGCGTCTTTTTGTTTATTCTATAAGATAAAAGCTGTTGTATTGATTGTTAAGATAATTGATATGGTATGAGAGTTAACAAGAAATAAATGCAATGCAACGTTGCATACAGATGTTGCATACATTGCAAATCAAATAATGTAGCATATATATGCCTTCATGAGGATTTGCATAGTATATCGTTCGGAACAAAGTGTGATATTTAATTTACTATTTAGTATTTTAGAAATTATGATAGGTGAGCCATGTATTACAGTATAGGACTAAAGCAATTTAAAAGAGATATAGAGAATAATAGCGAATACATAGATGTAACTGTGGATAAGCGAGAAAGCCTAAGAGTATTTTTATCTAAACAGCGAACTGGTTATGGATATAAAAACTTTATGATATGTCCCTTTTGCGGAACAAGACATGTAAGACTTTATCTTTTTAATCAAAAATTAATGTGTCGGAAATGCTTTCCTGAGAATGTTTATTCAGGGATACAGCATCATATCAAGGGAGGAAATGAGGACATTGCTTACAGGATGTACCGTTATGCTGTAGCTCATGGAGTAACAATAAAAAGCTTTCCATTTAACTATTGGGAATATGATAAGCCTAAAAATAGAAAAGAAGCATTATGGGTAAATATTTTGACAGTATTACAAGCACTTGAAGATATGAGGTATCAGACAATAGCCTATCATAAGGTATGGAACAGTAAAACCATAAAGAGTATATTGACATGGACCAATACATTAATGTATTTATTTGATCTAAGTGAAATTCAGGACAGGAAGAATTTAATATGCTGGGATAATGGTGTTGATATGAATTTTCTAGACTATAAATAATAATGTATGTATGAAAACCACCCTCCCCCTTAAAAGAAGGTAATATTCCGATTTGAATACCATGTGTCAAACCTTAAAATAACACACTGGAAGTTCCTATAGGGGGGTGTAGTACCCCAAAGAGACAAAAGGTACATGTAAAGTTGGATAAGCTGAAACTTAATGTTAAATTTAACGGCAGGTTGATTATAGCAAATTAAAGGAGAAGAGAATGAGTAGTTTAATGATAATTCAAGAATATGATCGTTTGACATTTGCATCTGATACAGCACATTGCGAAGGAAATGAACGGGAATTATATCGATGTTATGGTGATAAAGTAAATAAGGTTCAAAAAGTTGGAAAAGACATGGTGTTCATATCTGGAATGACCGAATGTATAGAGCCAACAAGGAGAGATATAGGGTTATTCATTAACAAAACCAAACATATTAATGTTGAGTTATTACGACAATATCTAAATAGAAATTATCCTAGAGAAAAATGTAAGTACAGTAGTTTAGGGTTGAATGATATTGGAGTTACAGTGTTATCTGTTATTAATGGTCGCAGCATTGTATATGATCTCAATCAGACCCTTGACTATAACCCAATGATTAGTTTGGGAGAATTGGAAAAAATGAAGTTGTGGGTTGTCGGATTTAATAATTCATTAATTCACAAGAATGCACAAAGTTATTTATCGTCTATTGCTAATAATCAATATAGACAAATAGAGACATTTTACAATGTATATCAAAAAAGTTATTCCGAAGGAGTAGGCGGATACATACAGGTATATGAAATGGACAATGAGAATTGTAACTTCATTCAGGAAAGAAATCTGAATGAAAGAAATTTAAAATATAGTTTTAAAAGAGTCGAAGATATTCCGGATGAAATGATGAGACAATACTCAGCACACATAACCAGTGCCACGATGACTGGTGGAACAATTAATGGAACTGTAATAAATTCAGAAACGAATAATTCATCTACACGTATTAATGGTGGTGTACTTACTGCGGCCGGTTCGGAAGTCACAGGTGCCAATACTACAAAAATTGAAGAAGGAAAAATAATCACATCATATATTAACGTTGAACAAACTGGTGATACAGGAAATGTTGGTATAATTCCAGGATCTATTTTAGTAAGTGGGGTAGTTGCCGGAGCGGTAAGGCAAACAAGTATAGCACCAGCATTAATAAGCACCCCTCAGCTCAATTGTGGTAGCCTGTATATTAACTCCGTAGCGCCTTCATTAGAAGGTCATCAACATAGTATTTTACATTATGGAGGAGTAGCCAAAGTTACAGCTTTTGAAAATAATTTTAGGCCCCATTCTTCATCTGGTGATAATAATATATCCTGTGGTTCTCCCTCGTACCGTTGGACACAAGTTTATGCTGCCACAGCCACAATATCAACATCTGATAGAGATTTAAAGGAACAAGAGGCCTTAATTAATGAGAAAGAAAAGAAGGTAGCTATAAGGATTAAGCAATTACTGAAAACCTTTAAATATAAGGATGCTGTTTCTAAGAAAGGTGATAATGCCAGGATACACACTGGTGTAATAGCTCAGGATGTAAAAGAAGCGTTTGAAAGCGAAGGACTGGACCCATATAGCTATGCACTATTTTGTGTAGACGTATGGTACGAGAAAGATGGTAGAGCATGTGATGAAGAAGAGATTCCTTATACTGTATACGATGAAGGAGTGAAGGAAGTTACACGGTTGGGAATCCGATATGAAGAGTTACTTTGCTTTATGATAGCAGCTCTGTAAATAATACTATTCAATTATAAAGT